AGCTGCATCACTTTCACCTTACAACGCACAGCAATTAGTTGGCGGAATTTTATTTGGAACTACAACTGCAACGCGTGAACAATACATGGCGATTCCTGCCGGAGCGCGTGCAAGAAATATAATTTGTTCAACAGTCGGATCTTTACCAATTGAACAATATAATCATTTTACAAATGAACACATAAGACCAAATCGCGTAATTATGCAACCAGATCCAAGAGTTGCAGGATCAGCAATTTATTCATGGATCGCTGAAGATCTTTTACTTTATGGTGTTGCTTATGGAATGGTAATGGATGCTTACGCAGCCACAGATGCATCAAGAATTAGAGCATGGACAAGAATTGCTCCGGGTCGAGTATTTGCTTCATTAAATGGTAACTCAACAGAGATTGAGTATTACACAGTTGATGGCAAGCGAGTGCCACCATATGGATTAGGTTCGTTAATTGTATTTAACGGATTAGATGAAGGAATACTTAATCGAGCAGGTCGAACAATTAAAGCCGCTGCATCATTAGAGCAAGCTGCTGAAATGTATGCAAAAGAGCCTATGCCACAAATGGTGTTAAAGTCAAATGGCACAAATTTAACTCCAGAGCGAATTACAAAGTTATTAGAATCATGGAAAATATCAAGATCAACAAGATCAACTGCATTCTTAAATGCTGATGTTGAATTACAAGCTTTAGGATTTGATCCGGCTAAATTACAATTAAATGAAGCTCGCCAATACCTTGCTTTAGAAATTGCAAGAGCATCTGGTATCCCTGCATCATTTGTATCTGCTGAAACTACCAGCATGACTTATTCAAACATGACAGCCGAAAGAAAAGCACTTATTGATTTCTCACTACGACCAATCTTAACTGCAATTGAACAAAGACTATCTCAAGCCGATTTCTGCCCTAACGGAATTGAAACTCGATTTGATATTGATGATTTCTTGCGTGGCTCAGCATTAGAGCGAGCGCAAGTTTATGAAATCCTAAACCGCATTGGCGCGATGAGCGTTGAGCAAATCCAAGAGGAAGAAGATCTAATACGATGAAAATTAGTTTTCCAATAGAGATAACAGCTGCCGACACTAACAAGCGCACAATCTCAGGAAAGATCGTTACATGGGATGAGCAAGGATCAACAAGTGCAGGATTAACTGTATTCGAAAAAGATTCAATTGATTTCTCAAAGCCTGTAAAATTATTGCTTGAGCATCAAACAACAAAGCCTTTAGGTAAGTTAGTTGACATTACTGCTACCGATACAGGCTTGGAAGCCACATTTCGTTTAGCCAAAACATTTAGAGCCGATGATGCATTAGAAGAAGCTGCTACTGGGCTTCGTGATGGATTTTCTGTCGGAGTAAAAATTAATGAATGGAAAAATGAGGAAGGCGTGCTAAGAATTAAATCAAGCACACTTCAAGAAGTTTCACTCGTTACAGATCCTGCAATTGATAGCGCAAGGGTCGCGGAAGTTGCAGCTAGTGAAACACCAGAGAATTCCGAAGCAGCCGCTGAGGATACAACAACAGAGGAGAACAAAGTGTCAGAGATTAATTCTGAAGCTCCTATCGCGACCGAAGCGGTAGAAGCGGCACAAGCTCCAGTTGTAACTGCTCAATACATGGCATACACAAAGCCACGCATTGACACAAATGTTACAGCAGGACAATATCTAAATGCACAGGTTAAAGCATTGGCTGGAGATACCGATGCACGCGATCTAGTTGCAGCATTACAAATTGCAACAGTTTCAGAAAACACAGGAACTGTTCCACCAAATTACCTACGCGATGTAATTGGCGTAATTGATTCATCTCGCCCATTTATCGATTCAATCGAGCGCGCTCCACTTCCAGCATCAGGAATGAAAATTTTTACTCCAAAATTGGGAACTCAAGCAACTACAGCATTAACTGCTGAAGGTGTAGAGTTTTCATCAACTGATACAGCTGTAACATTCCAAGAGGACACAGTTGTTAAATTTGCAGGAGCAAACATTGTAAATGTTGAGTTGTTTGATCGTTCAGACCCATCATTTGCAGATCTATTAGTTCGCGAGTTAGCTGCATCTTATGCACAAAAGACTGATGCTTATGCAGCAACAATTGCAGCCGATGGTGCAGATACTTCATCTGGAGCATCACTTTACAAGGCAATTGCACAAGGTATTGCTGATTCTTATGGCGTTATGCGCTTCACACCAAACCGCCTATTAGTTGCAACATCAGGTGGATATGAGAATGTTGATTTCGCAAACATTCTTGGTGCAGTAGATGGTTCAAACCGACCATTATTTGCAGCTGGTGGATCACTACAGAATGCTGGTGGTTTAGTAACTCAAGGATCAACAAACGGAACAGTTGCTGGTCTTGACCTAGTTGTAGATCCAAACTACACAGGTAACACAGGTGGAACAAAGGTTGCATTGGTATATCCATCAGCAGCTATGAGATTCCATGAGTCAGGCACAATTGAACTTCGTGCCAATGTTGTAGCCAATGGCCGTATTGAAATCGGTCTATACGGATATGTTTGCGTAGTTAATCGCTACCCAACAGCATTCCGTAAATTGGATGCAATAGCTTAATTTAATTGAGTGCCTAAGGTTGCTCCCGATCTTAGGCATCCATTAATGGGAGTAAGGAGATGACATGCCAAGTATAATTACAGCCACCGAGTTGCGATCTGTGCTTGGTGTGTCGTCTGCTTTATATAATGACACATATCTAGATGGCATAATAGACACTAGCGAAAACACTATTTTGCCAATGTTAGTTACATTTAAGAGCGCAGTTCAAAAAACAGTTTTACAAGATAATGTTGCCACATTTACAACAGTTGGCGTGCATGAATTTACCGAAGGCCAATCGGTAGTTATTGCTGGTTGCTTGAGTCCATATAACGGAACTCGCACAGTATTAGCAGATAATCTTGGCGACTATACTTTTTCAGCTAGTATCACAAACGCAGATATTATTGAAGCAAATGTTATTCCAAGCGGAACTGCCACACTAACAGGCGCATCAACTTATGTTGGAAATCAATCAGTTAGATCAGCAGTTTTTGCAATCTCGGTTGAAGTATTCCAATCAAGAGTTGCAGCAGGTGGACAAATTGAAGGCGTTGATTTTACAGCCACTCCTTACAGAATGGGTCGCAGTTTATATTCACGCGTAATTGGAATTCTCGGGCCTTATGTAGATGTTGAAGGTATCTGTCAATAATGCCTAACCAAACAATCCTTGAACAGGTTCGCACACCTTTAGCAACTGCATTATCTAGCGTTGCCGGTAATGTTTATTCATTTGTGCCTGAAACAGTAATCCCGCCAGCTGTTGTAGTTGTGCCGGATTCACCATACCTAGAATTTGAAACAATTAACAAATCAAACATTAGATCAAAAGTCAACATGACTATAACTGTTGCAGTTGCATATAATAGCAATCCTGCATCACTCGACAATATCGAGCAATTAATAATAAGTGTTCTGGCAGTAATTCCGGCAGGATATATTGTCAGCTCGGTCGAAAGACCAACAGTCACCACAGTCGGAGCATCGACTTTGCTTATCGCAGATGTTCGAGTATCTACCTACTACACACGCACAGTCTAAGGAGAAATAATCATGGCAACAGTAGTCATAACTGGTCGCGATATTTCGTTGTCTTTTTCAGGTGGAACAGACATCGAAGCGCAAGCAACCAGCGCAGTATTAACAAAGGTCAATGAGCGTCAGGAATATCAGACACTTGATGGCACAGCTTACAAGACCACAAACATTTCAGGCACATTCGCTTTATCAATGTTAGCTGACTGGGGCAAGGCAAACTCAGTTTGCGAGGCTCTATGGACAGCAGCAGAAACCGCTCCAGATACAGACATTTCAATTACTCTTACAGCTGCAACTGGCGCACAATTTGTGTTCCCAGTAAAGCCAGAGTTCCCAACAGCCGGTGGATCAGGAATTGATGCACAAACTGTTGATTTTGAATTTACTGTTTCAGGTGGAGCAGTAACCGAAACATTTAGTTAAGAAATAGAAACGGGAGCAAAAAATGAAATTATCAATTACAATTACATATAACTCAGGAGAACAAGCAACTTATATTGCCAAAACTCCTGAGTGGGTAAAGTGGGAAAAGCAGACTGGCTTTAGCATTAAAGATTGGGATGATAAAGGTGGCATCTCTGGTTTAATGTTCTTGGCTTATCATGCTCACAAAAGAGAAGAAGCAGGAAAACCAGTAAAGCCATTTGAAGCTTGGATTGAAACTGTTTCTGATTGGGATGTGGTGCGTGAAACAAACCCAAAAGTCATGAAGCAGGAAGCCTAAGCAGATTATTGGTTGAGTTGGCAATAGCCACACAAATTCCAATGAGTGAATGGGTTGACGCAGAAGACATTTTGACAGCGATAGAAGTATTGGAGCAGAGGTATGGCAAGTGAAACAATCGCCTACAACAAAAAAGACCTGCGCGATATTTACAAAGCTTTCAAACTTATGGATGAACAAGCTACTGATGAAGCACGCCGTCAATCTGCTGCTCTGGCGTATTTTGCATCAGAGGAAATTAAGCAAGCAGCTAGAGGTAGAACAAAGGCTGGCGCGGTTGCGCAAAGAGTCGCGGATGGCGTTAGCATCAAGAAGTCAAGCAAGATCGGTGAATTCAGTTATGGATTCGCACGCCAAAAATTTTCAGGTGGTGCTACTACGCAAACCCTATGGGGTGGTATTGAGTTTGGTTCAAATAAATTCAAACAGTTCCCTGCATATTCGGGGCGGTCAGGTCGTGGATCTCGCGGATGGTTCATTTATCCAACCCTTCGCAGAATTCAGCCTGAATTGATTAACAAGTGGGAACAAAGTTTTGATCGCATCATTAAGAAATGGATCTAATGGCAACCGGTAATCGCACATTAAAGTTATCAATTCTTGCTGATGTTGATGATCTAAAAAAGAAATTAGGCGAAGCTGATAAAGCCGTTGAAACTAACTCAAGCAAGATTTCAGATTTTGGAAAGAAAGCTGCTGCTGCTTTTGCCGTAGCTGCTGCTGCTGCCGTTGCCTATGGCACTAAATTAGCCGTTGATGGGGTCAAGGCTGCGATTGAGGATGAACAGGCACAATTAAGGTTAGCCAATGCCCTAAGACAAGCCACAGGCGCTACTGATGCCCAAATAAAGGCAACTGAGGACATGATCCTAAAGACTTCTTTGGCAACTGGTGTTGCGGATGACAAACTTCGCCCAGCGTTACAGAGATTAGCAGTATCTACAAAATCAACTGAGGAAGCCCAAAAGTTATTAACCCTTGCTTTAGATATTAGTGCTGCATCTGGTAAAGATTTAGAAACTGTTTCAAATGCTTTAGGTAGAGCACAAGATGGAAATGTTACTTCACTTGGTCGATTAGGTCTTGGCTTATCAAAGGCTGAATTATCAACCCTTACATTTACTGAGGTTCAACAGAAACTCGCTGATCTTTATGGTGGTGCAGCAGCTACAAATGCTGAAACTTTTCAAGGAAAGATTGATCGCTTAAAAGTAGGATTTGATGAAGCCAAAGAATCCTTGGGTGTTGCATTGCTTCCCGCGGTTGAAAGTTTTATTGGATTCTTAAATGAAACAGGCATACCAACGTTAAATGCGTTTATTG